TTGTTACAATAAATTGCAACGCGTCCCATTTTCTTCTGCTTCCGAATGCGGTGATACGCCTTCGTCAGGTTGAGGAAAAGGTCAGCACCGGCGGCAGCACTGGTCTTAAGCAGTGATACGTCGAGGTTACAGATACGAGCCACTGCACGCCAGTCACGCACGGATAGACCGCACTTCCAGGTGTACTTGGTTTCGTATGCGTCCCAACGGGCGCCATCGGACTCGGTGATTGTCACCTTGCCTTTATCTTCCATCTGGAGACCGGCTTGCGATCCTTTAGGATAGATACCGTGAACGGTGTTCTGCGACCAGACTACGAACCACACCGAAGTGTTGTCGCTGCCAGATCCGCCCGCGTTGACCACGTTGTACGTGGACAGCGTTTTGTCCGTTCCGAGTGCGTTGTAGCGAGCTGCGAGGCCCATGAAACGCTCAGGATTGGTTTGGGTGTCACCGTAGAAGACCGTCTCGGCCATCTGCTGGTTCATGCCTTCGATGAAGGCGCGCTCTTCGGATACGCGCCAAGAGGCGGCATTGCCGTTGAGGTCTGCGAGGTCGCAGTCGATTAAAGCGCGAGTCTCCAGCATACCGATCGTGTCGGTTACCTGTTTGGTCGTGCTCTTGGTCGGCTGTACGCCCTGGTACAGTTTGCGCCATGTGGCCGACGGGATACCCGTGCGGACCGTGGTCAGGTGGCTGGCCACCTGGTTTGCTTCAATCCAACTCATATCGTCGAGAATCTCATTGGACTGGTTCAACAGTTCAATGACCATTGCCACTTGACCGTTCAGGTCGAGTCGCTTCTGGACGTCCATGAGGGTAGGACTGGTTGCGGTTAATGCTGCCATGATGTTCTCCTTGTTGTTTGGCTGCGGTTATTTCATGTTCGATTTTGGGTACAGGCCTTTGGCATCGGCACTTGCCGTGCCACCCGAATCCCCATCCACGAACCCTCCGTCAACCGCTTTTTGCGCGGTGGCGAGAATCTGAAGGACGTCTTTGTCGTTCCCGTAGTGGTAGTTCGGATCGGCCATCTTGGCCTGAAGATCCTCGCTGCCGTACTTGGTAACGAACTTGTTCGCGTTGACGAGTGTCTCCTTCGGCAGAGCCATCGCCTCTTTGTGCATGCTCTCCAGGTAATCGCGCTGGGCGCCTTGCTGGGAGGTCTGCTGCTTGAGGTGATACTCGGCCAGGTCTTTCACTGTTTCCTGCGAGAGGCCGTGCTTGCTGACTACTTCAGTCAGTGCCGCTTTGCCCTCCTCGGTTGCAACAATGCCTTCCGGCATGACAACCTCGGCGAGCGCCTGCTCAACAGTTGTGGCCGCGTCGGGGGCGTCGCCCTCTTCCGCAACCTCGTCTACGCTTTCTTCAGTGGATTCAGCAGTCTCGGCCTCAGCCTCGGCGCCTGTCTCCACGTCCTTCGTAACCTCTTCGGCGTTCGCTTCAGAGGCTTCTTGATTCTCAGCCGCGTTGATAGCGGTCTGTTCCTGTCCCTCAGTCGCCGCTGTGACGGTGTTATCCGTACTGGTGGTTTCTTCTGACATTACTTATCTCCTAGTTTTATTTCTGTAACCAAATCGTCTTGCATCGCCTCGTCTTCCATGGTGCGTCTGAGCGAGGTGAAGCGGGAGGTATAGAGAACCGTCAGGATGTCCCGGACCGCAGACTGCTTGCCGCAGTTGTGGTAGGTCTGGCTGTTCCCGGTGAATGGATCGGTGAACAAGCTGCTCCCCTGCATCCACCGCCAGATGAACCGGCGACCAGACGGAGACCCCATCACGAACTCGAGATCGTTGAGATGCCGATCGTTGCGCCGGCGTTCAAGGTCGTGAACCTCTCCCTGCGTTTTCGATGGGCTTCTGTCTAAGATGTCGTTCATTGTCCGCTAGCTCCTGCGCCGGCGAGTACGTCGAGCGCGCTGTTTCCCTGGATGTTCACTCCGGCTAAATCCTTGGCCATGCCTGCCCCCTGCTGCATCTGCTCGGCCTGTTTGGCTTGCTGTGCGGCGGCGGCGTCGGCAGCCATCATCTCGTCGACCTCGTCATCCGGGCGAACCACCGATGCCGGTGTCCCGTTGACCTGCGCGATCTCGTCAATGGCTTGGAGGATGTCCACCTTGTGGCGGGCTTCCGGCCAAATATCGACGGCCTGACCGACGAACCCGATGGTCTGCTCGATCGACTGAAGCCCGGAGATCTTCTGCGCCTGGGCGAGGATGGAGATGTACTCGATCTTCAGCTCTTGGCCTTCCAACTCGGGAGGAGGATCGGGGAAGAGGCCCCGGTCGAGCGCTTCGGCGAAGGTGAGCTTGATGAGTTGGCCGAGCATGTGCTGCAGTCGTTCGATGACCGGTCCGAGGACGGAGTACTTCTCCTCCATCATCCGTGCGGTCTGGTACGCCGTCTTGATGTCTTCGGCACTGTTGGCGATCATCATGAAAATGTTGTTGTAGAATCCGTCGTAGATCGCCTTCTCGGTGTTCTGGATCGACTGCTCGATGGCCTGCGTGTTCGGGTTCACCTGATAAAGTGGGCCGACGCCCGGACGAGTCCCCGACATACCACTCAGGTCGTGAGTGATTCCCCACGGGCTGGTGTTGACGACGGTGTCCTTGTTGCTGACGTTCGCCAGCAGCGGAGGCTTGATCGATAGGGCGAGCTGTTGGAGCTTGTCGGACTCCATGGCTTGCAGTCGTTTGCAGTTGCGGAGGTTGAAGTGGCCCAGGCCGTAGCCGTAGACCTGATTGCCGACAGCTTCCCACGCGCCGGTGAGCACGGGGTAGTTGTCGAAGCCACGGACAGAGAGGATCTTCTCGTCGGGCTGTCCATCTTCCCAATAGATCGCCCGGAAGTCACGCCCGAGAGCATCCTTCACGGCGTATCGGTCGTCGTTGGGTTCGATGAGGCACTGGCAGAGGATACGTTGCTCCATCTTGCCATTCTTGTGTGCGTCTTTGGTTCGGGAGCTGACATTGGCCTCCCCGAACTCCCCGACAAGTTGGCTTACGGATTTGTAGAAACTGCGCGCAAACGTGTTTGGGTTTCCTTTGTGGTCGTTCGCGAGTTGGTACTCACCGTAAGTAAATGGGCGGAGTCGGATGATCGTGTCGACGTCCGGGACGACCATGGCCGCGCCGGTTCCGAAGTCCACGATCTCTTGGTACGCGTGCTGGAGGCTGTCGTACACATTGGCCCGCTGGAAAATAGCGTAAAGAGTTCGTTCGACGGCGGAGAGGTAAGCACTCGGACCGGCGAACTCAGCGACCCGCTTGTCCTCCGCTTCGACGCGGAACCAGGGGCGGCTGCTCGGGCTGATACCCGACTTGATACCGGCGGCTGCAGTCTGCGATGCGCGGATGGGGAAAGTGTTTTGGATCTGCGAGTCGTCGTATGCGTCGCCGCGGTCTTCCGACTCGGAGATGCCCCCGAGGAATCGTCCGCGCCAGGGGCAGACGTTCTGCTGGATCTCATAGCCCTTCGTCTTGAACGGGTCGAAGTCGTCGGTCATCTGCTTGCGACGACCCCGGATCTGCTCGAGAGCCTTTTTGTCGATGTTCATACGAGTAGTCCTCGTGACGATGGAGCGGGGAGGCTGTTGGCTTCGTTCGCGTTACACATCGATTAGCCCCCAGTGATTGTGGCCTGTGGCTGGGAAGTGAATGCGTTGCCTTGAACGCCAAGACCGCTGGTCTTGTTCGTGTTGTTATAACGGTACAACGCAGCGCGATTCGAGTCGCTGCCTCCGCTGTTGTCTCCGCGTGCCGCGTCCTGTGCGGGGGTGGCGTCCTTCACCGGCGTGTAGCTCGGCACTGGTTTGGGGTCTTCGGGTGTTGCTCCTCCTCCAAAACACATAATGATCTCCTGTTAAGCTTGTGATCTTTTCACGGAATGTACCCGAGATTTGAGGAGAGTCAAAATAATACTACCGCATATTGTGGTTTATATTTGACTCGGTACCACATGTTGTGGTTACGCGAGGGGCTCCCAGTCGGAGCGGGCAGTCGGTCCGACCGAGGAGGTGAGCCCCGGAGGAGCTGCCACGCTGATCGAAGGGAAGTGCGCCCCGAAGTCTGGGTCTGCGATGCGGGCCATGCCGTCGATGATGTCATCGTGCAGACCGACCGGGAAGCCGAGTAGCTCTTCGGTCATGTCAGAAACGAAGTCGCGCTGCTTCTTCTCGTGATCCAAGTATGGCAGAGTCGTCGGGACGTAGAAGCGACCGCCTCGCATGATCGGCACCAGGCGACGAATCCGATCCTCCTTAGGCATCTGGCCGCCGAGCTCTACGATGGGGAATCGGTAGTGGTTCTGCTCTTGTAAATAGTTAATGTGCTCGATGTCAGCTTGAAGCCCATACCGTTCATAACCAGTAGAAAGCGGTTGCCACTTTCGATGCATAGCGAAGAGAGCCCCAGCCCTTTCAGATAGGTTAAACCGGGCTCGCACGCCGTCGAGAAGGTAGTAATTGTTGTCATGGTTCAGTCCGATCACGCTGACGGTTGTGTAGTCGCTGCCCTTCTTCTTCGAGTGAGCCGGGTCGACGAGGATGTAGACATTCATCCCCTGTCGGAGTGGCTCGTTGAAGTAGTAGCTGATGTCGGTCTCTCGAAAGCCCATCGCGCTGTCAGCTGTCGGGTTCTGCATCATCTGGGCGCTGAAGGTGTAAGGCCCCATCTGGTCGTACAGCTCTTTGAGCTCGGCGGCCGTCAGCAGGGTTGGCGTGCCATTGAGCTTGCCGTTATGCGTGGCCGGGTAGACCCGCGGCTCGGCGGCACCACGGTCCATGATGACCTTCCAGGTGTCGTTGAAATGGTAGCGCGTGCCGATGTAGCGGACGATGCCCCCCTCGCTGCCGAGGTTGAGCGAGAGCTCCCAGGCCGCTGTCGTCTTGTCAATCATCTCCGGCGTGTAGACCGACTCACGCGTCACTACGTCGTCGTACACCCGGAGGCTGAAGTGTCGGCTGGTCGGCTGGCCATCGACCAGTCCGTGCGCTTCGACCGTGCCTTCCTTCGGATTGGATTTGCGCTTGACGATCAGTCCGCCGTCGAGGGACCAGGAGGGGCTGTCCTTCTTCGGGTTCTCGTAGAGCACGTCGGGAAACAATTCCTTGAGCCGCTGGTTCTCTTCGAGCTCGCGCTTGATCTGCGAGAGGAAGGCTTTGGAAATCGGACGGGTGTGGCTGAAGATCCCGCAGCAGACTTCACGGCCGACGGCTCCGTCCCCGTGAGAAACGAGGATGTCTTGGATGGTCTTGGCGTAGGTGATGATGGTTGATTTGTAGTGGCCGCGGCTCCAGAGGTCCAGCCGGCTGTCCGGGTCGGCTTCGACTTCTCGACATCGATCGTACAGCCAGTCTCGGTTGACGTCGGGCCGGCTGAAGATCCAGGCGAGCAGGAAGAATAGGTCGGTGCGGCAGAGGTGGCGCAGCACCTTGGGCTCGTTCTGGGCCAGGGCCAAGGCGTACAGTTCGTTGGATTCTAGGCGGGTCACTTGGCCAGTGCCTGCTTCTTGAGCTCGTCGAGCATCTCGGCGGCGCTGGTGGTCGACAGTGATCCGGCGAGGGTGACCTCCTGCTTGACCTCCTGTTTGATCTCCTGCCGATCGGTGAAACCGTGCTTCATCAGCATCAGTTTTGTGATCGAGTTATCGGTGACTCGGGCCAAGCCTAGGTTGAGTAATTGATGCTGCTGCTCTCCCATGACGCGCGCGCATAGCTCTGCCCAGGGCTTCTTGTCATCATCATGTCGCCATCGGTGGAGCGTGTCCTCAATGATCTCGCAGTAAAGAGCCATGCCAACCAACTGGGGAACCACGTCTCCAAGTTCCTTCCAGTTGTCGGCATAGTGTTGAGCTTTCTTCAGCAGCTCGGGAGTGTACTTAGACGCCCACGGCCTTTTCAGCTTTGGCTTTGCAGCAGCTTTGCCCTTCGGTTTGGGCTTCGCCTTCGCAGTTGTGGTTTTCTTTGCACTCATGACCCCCAGAGCTACCACGTGTTGTGGTCTTTGGCAAATGAATAC